AGAGGGACCGACTGATAGGCCTCCTCATGGATACCGCACTCGACGGGCTGGGCACGCCCAGTATAGAACTGGTTGACCCACGCACCCTTGTGCTCCGGGGTGTCGGACGCGTAGTAAACTGTGGCAAGCCGGGAGCATGCCGTTTTATACCAATGCGTCAATGGCCGCATGTGTGGGCCGAGCAACATGTGAGCTTCCGGGCAGGGATTGGCAATGGTGCGCGGGTTCGCAGGGGGCTGGACGCCAAGGCGTTGTGCGCCGGCAAGAATGGCAAAGTCGCTTGGCACATTGCAGGCGAGCTCCTGCTTGACGAAGAAGTCCATCTTGGCGAGGCGATCAACCGAACAGTGACCATAGCGCGGATCGCGGCGGGCTTCTGCAAACTCCTTACGCCGGCTGACGGGAAAGCCGGCGAGCCAATCGGGCAGGGGCATGGCCTCGTAATGCCCTGTGGTGAAACCAGGCCACATGGCATCGGCGATGTCGGGCCGGGCATTGAGCAGGCGCTGCATGTCTGCCCAAAAGCCGGGCTGGGGCAAACCAGTGTCTGCAAAGCCGGCGGGGCGCGCGAACAGTCGATTGGCCGCGGCAAGGAACAGATTGGCCTCACTCTTGACGAACGTACAAGGGACGAGGTTGAACACCATGCCGGCAGCACGAGGGGGGGCGGACACCAGTCTCCCGTCGGGAAGCGCAGACGGCACGCCGGGGCGACGGGAGTAGGCGCCTGACTCTGAGAGCATGCACGTCATCATCGCACTTTGGTGCGCCACAAGCGCAGTGCGATTTTGGATGGGTGGGGCTGGCCAGCGGACGCGCGACCCCTCCCGCTTGGGCTTGACCTTCGGGTTCGCAGTGAGCTGCGGGGCGTAGACATGCGACGGGAGTGGGGTGTAACCCCAGGGCAGCAATGGCGCCAGTCCAGCGTCGAGTTGCATTTGGTACCAACCGCCAAACCCGTAGCCACTACGCGGCACACCGTCGTACGCGCGACAAACCGGGCAGACGCCCTTTGGCCAGGTGAACTTATCCGGAGCGGCCCGCTGGCAGCCGATGCCATTGCAGATGCGGGTTGCGCGCGGTGCGCCGCGGGCTGGGCGCAGTACGCGCGCAGGTTGTGCATGCGGGACGCGGAATAGATAGCTCTCGGCCGTGTCGTCGGTCGTGACTTGCTGGTCTTGCACGTTAGCGCTGGCGGGTACGAGGTCGAGGCGACCCCCCACTCGGCGTTCGAAGGTTGGCGTGCCTTCGCGAGCAATGGCGGCGGCGTTGGCATCACGCAGGCGCACCGGGTCCTGGGCGTCGGCACACAGGACCTTGAGGCTGTCGAGCAAGCGTGTGAGCTCTCCAGGCTGGCGGAAGGGGCGGAGTGCAGGGGCCTCCTCGACGCTCACCCGTGGGAGGGTGTGGGTGGTGCGATCCTGGCGAAAGACCGCAGGGAACCACCGCTGCAACACGTTAGGCTTGCGCCGCGCTCCGAAGTAAACAGTGTCGACTGCGTCGCGATTTTCAATGCCGTAGAGTGTGGTCGCCTCATAGGTGCGCTGGAGGGTGGCGGTGGCAGCCACCCATGCGCCGGCCACAACGTCAGCCGCCAGCTGCTGTAGTGAGTTGGGTTCATAGCAGCTGCCCAGGGCCCCATCAAGGTAGAAAGCGTTGGTCTCAGACATCGCGAGGGCGGTCATGCGCTTGATTTGGTGCTCGTGTGCTTCAACGACACCGACACCTGGTAGCATGGCTACCATGACCTTGTCGAATAGGGGCTTGGGGATGAGGCGGAAGCGGCGCTCGCTGACTTGCCAGTGGAACTTGATGCCGAGCACAGATGTCGTTCGGTAGGTCTGCGTCTCCGCCTGTGCCATCATACGCTCGAGACCGGTCAGCGCCGTGGTATCAAGGGTAATGTACCCGGGCGTGGTGGCCGGTGCAACGCGTGCGTGCCCAAGTTCGACGCGAGCCCAGCCAGCACCGGAGTCGAAGTAGGCACAGGTGACGTACCCATAGTCCTCAGCGTTACCAAAAGCGAAGCTACCACCGACACGCATGGCGGAGTGTCCGAGGAA